TAAACCCCTGAGTAGTAATTAGGAATAGTCACAGTAGTTCCAGAGTTAGTTGCATAAGCCTGATACATTGCTAGCATGATAGGTGGTGTTCCACGTCGTACAAAGTAAATGTAAGTGAAGTCTCCCTCAACAACTGTCGTTACGGATGTGTTCTTATAAGTAGTGGTTGTTGGCAACACGTTAGAAGCCGTGTACAAAGTTGTTGGAGAGCCGTAACTGTCTGTAACTACACGGATTGAGTCGTTTAACAGGAGTACATTAACAATGCTTCCATCAAGAAGTTTAACGGGTATATGCTGGTCAACTGTGTCAGTTACACTGGTAATCAGTAGAGACCCGCGACGCTTCTTAAGCTTTCCGCTAGTCGTAACTTCCACGTTCATTAACGCCGGAGAGTCAGTCAGTGGCATATTCATTGAAGAGGACTCAGTGTTAAGACCACCGTAGTTCTCTGTCAAGAACACACCGTCCTTATCAATGTTACGCTGGTTACCACCAGTCTGCTGACCTTGAAAGTTTTTAATATCCATTAGGCATTTCTCCCCCGGCTACCCCGGTACATTGTGTAACCACCACTTGGAAACCCGACATCATTAGAAAGTAATTTCTTCTTGAGTTCCATGTATTCTCTGTTGTACAAAGTGTGTAGCTTATCATCTGCCTGGTGCTTCAAAGCGAATAACGCTGAGGCTCGTAACTCGATTAGTCTCATCCATCGGTCGGGTGGTGAGTACGTGTCGCTGTCTCCAGCCGGTACAGTAGGAATTGTGTAGTATTCAAAGAACACGGTGGCGCGTGCAGCAGAGTCAGCCGGATACGGGTTACACTTAATAGTACCGGTTCCGGAGAAAGTCCACCACCTAACCAGGTCTGTGTTTGCCCCTGTCCATGAATACAAGACGCGCCTATCAAATAATTCGTTTGCCTGGAAGGTAGCTGGTGTCTTGTACGTCTGAGATGTTTGCGTATTCTTGGTCATAACGCCGCGTACACGGTATTCTTCACTCGTGCTTAGCGTTGCCACTTCATTACTCCATGAGCTTGCTACGGTTGTCTGTAGTAAGTCTTGCCAGTTTGCTGAAGTAGCGACATCGTCTAATGCTAATTGAATACAGTCCTCAGCAATTAGAGCCAACGCGCCAGTCGTTACCGCTACACGTCGTTCACCTACTGAGTCTAGTACCCTATTAACTAGGTCTAGTTTTGTAGTCGTCATGATTACCTCCAATAAAAAAGGGGCGGGGTTAAACATTCCCCAACCCCTAAAGTGTTAGCCCATTATAAATTAACTGATGTTTCCAGAAACACATACCCATGTCGTGGCAGCCGCTTTAATGAATAAAGCGACACCACCAGAAGCTGCCAATACTGGAGTTGTTAAGGAGATAAGAGTGTCACTGGTGATAGCTATGGTCAGTGTGTTAGCACCGGACTTCGCAACAATTAGTACCGTACCAATAGGGAACGCTACTGAGGCATTAGCCGGAATAGTGAACGTAGCACCACTGGCTGCTCCGAAGTCGATTACTGTACCCGCATCAGCAAGAACAGCCGTGTAGTCCGCTGATTTAGTTTGGAGTACCGTGTTGTCACGAGTTAACTCCAGTGGAGACCATCCATCTAACTGGTTAAGCTCAGCAGCAGTAGCCGTTACAGACGCAGGCAATGAACCGGTTTGCTGGTCACGCCACCTTTGGAATTCGTCACGTCTAGCCATTAAAATTTCTCTCCGGTGAAGATGTCGTCAAGTTTAATTGTCAAGACAAAGATTAAGTCATCTAGGAAGTCTGCAAACTTAATGAGGACTGTAATTAGTTGCACGTGGAAAAATCGTTTCATGTTGTACTCCTGGGGGAATTTCACCCCCGTTATAATTAGACTAAGGCATCTTCGTCGGTGTTTATCAAAACGCAAGCTTCAGGGCGGTACACCTCAACGTCATAGATTTGAGTCTGTACAACGTGCCACTCTTGGTAGTCAACAGACCAGTCAGCGTCAACGCTAGGCATTTTCTTCATGGCTAGTTTACACCAGTCAGGGTGTACAAGCATAGCCGTGTGGTAGTTGGCAGTCAAGGCAGAAGCAGTAACACTTGCTCCACTCCGTAATACGGGGGACTGTGTCGGGTAGTAAGGCGAGTTAGACATACCAGGAGTCGGTTGCCCGGAAGCACCTTCACCATTGGTGTAACCAGTGGTAGAGTTAATGCTTAACGAGGTAGTCATCTTAACAGGTACACCACAGATACGTCCTACTTCACCAGTAGATACCGCGTTACCCGTGTTGTAGTCGGCAGAAATGAACTCGTCTTGTGCTAACAAGCTGTAGTGTTGAGACGGGTCAATGATTAAGCGGCGACCTTCACGAGGTACATTATCTTTGTCCATGATTTCCATAGCCGCTAAGATGTCAGCGTAAGTCAAACCAGAACTGCTGTTAGAAACGACTTGAGAGCCAGAGTTGTATCCGTTAATAGTGGCACGTTCAGCCAAGATAGCGAACTCGATGTCACGAGCTAAAGCGTAACCGGCACGCTCAGTGTAGATAGCTCGTAAGTCACGGTCGGCAAACACTTCAAGGAACTTGTCGATAGCGAAGCTTACTTCTTTGTACCGATTAACCGTCATAGTCCAACGGTTTTCAGTAAACGCTTGGTACGTAACAGGAGCGCCTTGAGCTTTGTTGTTAACGCCCAAGTTGCTTACGTACGGGATGTAGATGGTGTCACCTTTACCACCACTGAAGTTCACCGGAGAGACTGCGTCTTTTAAGACCAAGCTAATATCACGGTGACGAATTAAATCTTTCATCCAGATTTCAGGGATGAACACACTACCGGTGTTAGAAGTGAACTGTGTACCGAGCGGAGCCGGACTAGAGTAACCCATTTTGTTTTCTCCTTAAGTAAATATTAGAAATCTCGGATAACGCGACCTGCCCTTACTGCTGCCAAGTAGTCAGCTTCAGAGACTCGGTCATTCAGATAGTCACTCGTTCTTACGAATCCACTTGGCGCACCAGTGGTTCTAATACTTTGAGTTCTACTCACGCCAGAACTCCGAGGTAATGACGTACCGGATTGTACACCATTAATTCGTTCTGAACGGATTTGTGCTGCTAATAGACGAGCACCGTCAAGGTTGTCTAAGGCAGACTTCATGTGGTCAGGAAGTTGTTCATAACGAGAACGCACTTCACTAAAAGTTGCGTCAAACTCATTCCCCCATTCTTGACGTAACGTGTCCATTTCACGTTCAACGACGACTTGTTTCCGCCACTGGTCAATTTGTTGGAGCTGAGCTTGTGTGTTTTGGACAGCCTGGAAAGCTTCCATTGGGTCGATGCCCATAATCTTCTTAAACTCGTCCCGCATCCGTTTCCCCTCCGCCGAGTTAAAGCGGTTGAAGATATCATCCTGGGGTTGTTGGGGCGGCTGTACTTCCGGCTGTTGTTGTTGTTGAGGTTGCAGGTCATTAAGGTTTACTCCTAATTTCTGTTGTAATTCCTCGACTTGTTGAAAGGAGTCGAAACCTCGTTCCTGTTCTTCAGCTTGGAAGTTTGTCTGCATCGGAGAAGACGTATTAATATAACCACCAGTATCATTGACTGGTTGTGTGTTCCCTTGCGGGTCAACTGTAAATTCTTGCGGCATGGTTTTCTCCTACATTAATTGGGCTAAAGCTTGTGGATTACTTGCCAAGTCCATAATGGCTTCTTTAACCTCTAATGGTGCTTGTGCAGCAAGTCGTTGTTCTAGAGGTACAGACATTACGGGCGGGGCTTCTGCTACCGGAGGCATAGCACTATCAGGTTCCCCCATGTCAGGAGGCATCTGGGGCATCTGTGGTGCTGGTGGTTTAAGGCTAATGAATTTATCCCAGTCCTGTTTGACCATACGACGTGACAGGTCTTTAACTACTTCCTCCCAGTTAATCATTTGTGACATAATAGGGTGTTGGCTCGTTAAGGTGATAAAGTCAAGGCGTTCTGTAATTTCACGTTCCTTGTCAATTACCCAGTCACTACCCACGGGTATGATGTCTACGTCATGTTGTAGCTCATCTTGTCCTACTTTAATGAAGTCGAAACTACCACCTAATGCGCCCGGCACTGTCCCGGTAACTCGTACAACCTCATCTTCAACTACAAACTGTTGAATGAATGAGTAGGACTTCTCTAGTAATTCACGTAAAGCGGTCTCCTCCATGTGCTTATGGTAACGACCCAGACGGTTACCGCCGGCGTCACGCTTGGACTTGACTTCTTCTGCTGTTACACGTTCTGCATTACGTCCTTGACCCTGCCCGACGTAGGCGTTAATACCCGTTACTCGCTCGACACGCTGTTCTAGCATCTGCTCTTCTTGTACATTAATGCCCAGATTACGTACATCAAATTGTACAGGAACTAAGTTGTTCGGGTCGGACACAGGAATGATTTTACCTGGGGCGGAGAATAGACTGTCTAAGTCCAGTGTACCGTCTTGAAGGACTTTCCACATAGGGTTGATAACCAATTCACTGATATCTAAGCGGTGGTTTAGTGTGACGAATAACTGGTGTAAGTGACCGAGTACAGGAGATAACAAGCCGATACCGTAAGGGCTGTCATGCGTACGCACAAAGGTAGTAATAACGTAGGGCTTACCTCCCCAGAACGGATTAGTCTTAAAGTCAATTAGTGTGTCGTCAACGATAGTGGCGCACACGTCGGTATACTCAAGACCGTTTACGCAAATGTCTCCCCAGAATTCTAGTACCTCAATCATGTCATCTGGCTCAAACCCATCTGATGTACCTGTGAAGGCTACCACTTCAGCCTTGTTAGAAGATGACTGAGTAGGGGACTTCTTAGCATTCTGAATACTCTGGATAGTCCGGGCATCTGTCTGGTTGTACACTCCTTCCTCGACTAGACGAATGAGTTCACCTTTCGTTTTAGTGAAGCGTCGAATACAGGTAGCGTCCCGTGTGTCCGGTGCGAACGGGTCAATGAAGAAGTCGAACATGTCAATGACACTGATGTCTAGACCATTCTTAACAACCTTCTGTACTTTCTTGGGTACAACTTTCTTCTTACCTTTGATGGTTGTAATCTGTACATTCTTAGTAGTTTGAGTCGCTTCATAACGCCAAGGCATAGACACAACGCTAGTTCCAGTAACAAGACACTGACGGATGTTCATGTCCCACCATTCTTGAAAGTATGCGTCGTCAAGTTTAATTTGAATAAATTTTTGAATGACTTTAAGTAACTCTTGCCAATCAGGGTCTTGAATCATTTTCTGAGGGTACACGTCAAACCACTGCTTGTTAGGAAAGAACGCACCCTGTAGGTACGAGTTAGCATCTTCCACAAGCTCAAACGCTTTACCAGTAGGAATCTTACTGCGCCAATCAGTTTGTACATCTCCAAGTTGTTTGAATGCTTCTGCACGAATTGTGTCAGCACTTCTGGTGTTACTAAAGTATTCCGCCCAAGAAGCTTTCCAGTCTTCCTCAAGTGGCTGTCGCTTCTCTGACCAGTCAATATACTTACTCGTAATAAACTCAGTGATACACTTAGAGTCTACTGGATGTACAATAGGCTCTGTCTGTGTCGTTGCAAATTCTTTATTGTCAAACATTAGCGGATGCCTCCAAAGCGTTTGTTCACATTAAGGTGTGCGTTGTCATTGGTAAGTTGTAGTCGCATGGTTTTAGCAACCTCATTCAACATTTGTAAAGCGTCAGGAGCATCATCCTTTACAGTCTCCTGTGGGAAGAAGTCAAACTGGTCTGTAACGTAGTCCAGTTTAGACATCCAGGGCATTACATAGATTTTACCGTTGTCTAACATAGGTTGTAGCCCGTTCTCAATGCGTTCCTTTTTGCCTGTCCTACCAGTCGGATTATGGTCTATAACAGATATTGGGTAGTCATTAGGCATAACCAGTCGGAACGTTGTCTTTAACTCTTTAGCGAAGCCTACAGTCTCAAGGTGTACACGTTTAATGTTCCACTTGCGGCACATGTCAATTACTCGCTTAATCCATTTGACACTGGACTCTTTACCACACCACAGGTCTAGTAGATACAAGTCTCCGTTACGGTCTTTACCTCCGCACCACACTGCTGTGTAGTCAGACTTCTCAGAAGATGTTGCAGCCGGGTCAATTACAATGTGGGGTACAATATCAAGACGTTCTTTGTCTGTCTCATACTGTACTCGTAGTTGCCCATCTCTACGGATAATAGCTGCCGGGTTCATTGTCAACATCTTACACCAAGGTATGACTTGTTCCTCGTCAACAACAATTTTGTTTAGGTACTGAGCATTAAAGTTTTTGGTACTTGTCGAGCTACGTCGTTGTTTTTCTGTACGTTCACTCCAACGTTCGTGCCACAAGTAACCACTTGAATTATCATCACCATTCTTGTAAATGTTCTTGACGTAACACGAGAATTCGTCAGCATCTTCTGACTCTTTATCAATTAATTTTTTGTACCAGTCATGTTTAAAATATCTTGTACCGACAACAATAATGTCACCACCAACACTACAGTGACGCTTGAATACAGAACGATATGTTTCTGACCTGGAAGTCTTACACAGTGAGTCATACAGGTCTTCATCAAACCAGGCATCATCTAGTACGTTGAACATGTCATCACGCCAGATGTCGAGTCTTTCTACTTTATCCGGTTTGTCATAATTGTCAAAGTTAATGATGTCATCAAAGTACAGACGGTCATAGTGGAAACCAGTAGCAGGAGATTGTACACTACCAATAACCACAGTCGGTTCTTTAAGTTTGTCAGGTCGAATTAATTGAATACCAAGGTCTTGTCTCCAGATAACTTTTTTATCATCTTCAGTTTCTAAATCCATTTCATCAACGTCACCACCTTCAGCAGTTTTCCGTTTACGTCTTTCTATACGCCCATAACTATCAAGGACTGGTACTAGCCGTCCTTCAATGTGAGGTCTATTATTCCACACATTCTCTTGTAACCAGTTATCTGTGAAGTTAGCCATTACCTCCCTCAAGATAGCTTTTGACAAACTCTGGTTAGCTGACCCGATAAAGATACGTAAGTTCGGGTTGATGTACAGACTCCACAGTATGTCGAGTACCGTGGAGATTGTCGTCTTCAAATGTCCACGTGGCATAAGAATAAGTTGTCTTCGGTGTTCACGCGCGTCTGTGTCCTGCCAATTAGACAGTTCACGGTGGCACTCCCCAAAAGCTTTGGAGCCACCATGGAAACTGATTAAGTCAGCAAACGCCCACTTATCAGCAAGAGCTTTTACGAGTTGTGCTCTTGTCGGTGGTTTCCTTTCAACTTGTCTTCTTCTAGCCACTGTGTACCTCCTAGTAGTTCCAACGGATGTGACCAGGTCTCAGGTCAACGTGTACGAAACCTTTCTTAGCTCCGTACCCAAGTGCCTTGTCTCCCCAGAATTTATCGAGCCACTTCTGGAACTCGTGAATGTTACCACCAATCGGGTAGATGTCAGCAGCAGACCCGTTAAGGTGTTGACTGTTACGCGCGCCGCCAACTCGTTTGTTAACAAGCAGAGGTCTATACCAGGAGGTTACACCAATTGGCTTACCCCAAGCTTCACGTACTTTGTCAAGTTCAGCAGCAAGTCGTTTAGCATTGGCTTGATGCGTAGGGTGGTACACAATACGGTCTTTAGAATTGTGACTAACTTCCCCTACAGTAAAGTGCTTACTGATTTTTGAATTGAAGTTACCAAAGTCTGCACCGGAGGGTGGAGCCGTCAGTAACGCCCAGGACTCCGCACCAATTGTAGCAGGCAACTTCATGTGTACAGAAGATTTCCACTTAGCAAACGCATCAGCGGTACTCTTCCCGTAAATACCGTCTACCCAAGTAAAGAACCCTTTGGCTGTAAGGTTTTTCTGTACAACCATCAGGTCTTCTTTGGACAAGTCTTTTAATAACGTATCTTTCGTAACCATAATTACCTCAAGGGGGCTGTTAACCCCCACTAGATTATTCAGCAGTAGACAACACAGCAGTTCCGCCGGCGGGTAACAACGGAATGTTCGGCTCGTAGATACAAGTCATTTCTGTATACGCAACACAAGCAACAGAGGTCGCGTCTGGAGTACCGACTACTTCAAGTTTAATCTCAAATGCTTGTACAGTCGTGTTGGCGACAATACTAATCGTAGCAATGGCTTCAGTCTGGGGAGTTGCCGGGTCAATAACAACCGTAACGTTACCGCTCGTGTCACGGAAGACAAGGGCGTTAAACTGAATATGCTCAATAGTAGACGTGCTGTATGCGTCAGTAATGTTGCTGACTACAGCTAACCCCTGTAAACCGATAACAGTTTGTTCCGGTAAATAGAAGCCTTGAGTACCGTCTGCACGTTTCAGATACAAAACAGCGGCAGGGCTGTCGTCAATACTGCCCCGTGCTTTCCATGTTTCTTTAATCACACTTTGCGTTTTGCAAATTTGTGCGTCAAAAGTTTTACGTGTCGTACCGTAAGTCATAACTAAAATCCTCCTAATAGTGAGTACCCACGAGAAAGTCCCAATGGGTCAAAAGTCTGTTGCGTATCCTCTTCGGGTCTACGAAGAGTCCCTAGGGTACGCTCTGCTGGCTTACCTAAAGTTGTAGCAGCAAGACTCATCAGTCTGTTCTGCCTGTCTACAAAGCTTCGTTGTGCATTCTGTTCTTGAAGTGCTTGACCTTCAGCAACTCGTGTAGAACGAAGTCTGTTAGCCGTCTCATTGTACAGATTCTCTAGTCGAGTAGTAGCTGTCCCTGCTTCTCCTACCACACCGCTTAGGGTATTAGTAGCGTTACTGAGTAGTCCGGCTTGTCTTGATGCCTCACTACCAATACGACCTGTTCTGACAGCGTCTAAATCTCCGTACATAGAGTAGAGAGTGTTCTGAGCATTACCGTAAGTGCTTAGTAAACCTTGGGCAGCCGGGTTGAACTTAGAAGCAATTCCTTGCCAAACTCCCATTTGCTGCTCACCGGCTCTTGCGCCGGCAGTGTCCCCACTTAGCATACCGAGTTCTGTAGCTTTCTGCTGGTACGAACTTTGCATGGAGCCGAACTCATTTTGTACACCCTGAATATCAGGAGCGCGCAGCCCAAACAGACCCATGACTTTCTCTTTACCAGTAGAACCGGTTTGAGCGTTAATGTCTCCTAGCCCTTTGTATGCCTGGTAGACTTGCCCAAGAGTGTCTAACTTGTTACGGACTTCCTGGTCATACTGAGACAGGTTCTGTCCGAATAGACTTCGTTGTTGTAAGGCGTTACCTTGTGCAGAAGCAAAGTCTCCGCCCTGACTGCTCAGACTATTCTTGTACGCATCGAATCCCTCGGTTGTCATCCGTGCAGCGTTGATAGCCGCTGTCGGGTCGTAACCACTCAGTAAGTTACCGGCATTGTATTCGGCACTTCCAAGTTGTTGTTCAAGGAATTGTCTGTACCCACTGGCTTGACTCTGCTCGCCCGCGTACTTGTCAGCGTCACGGTTGCTTAAGTCATACTGACCAATGAAGTTACCCCAGTCGGAGGCTTGTCTTAGTTTCTCCTGTGATGCTCGTAGTTGTTCTTGTACACCAGAAGAATTGTAAGCGTTACCAATGGAAGACTGTAGTTGACTTAACTGACTTTGGTGTTGACTCTGTAACTGAGACACCTTGGAGTTATATTGGTTGAGTAAGTCTTGTGTCATTCCGCCGGCAGCAGACTGCATTTCTGTACGCCACTTCTCTAATTCACCCATTTGTCTCTGGATGTCTTTGTTAATGAAGTCAGCTCGTTTGTTACCGTAGTCTTGGTACACGTTAGCAGCCCAGTTCTGAGCATCCCTCAGTTGACGTTGCCAAAACTCAGGAGCGTTAGCACGAATCCATTCCTCGTTACGACCTAAGCCTTTAGCAGACCAGAATTTACCGACGAGTCCTGCGTCTGCCCCACTTAAGTTGTTTGCTCCGAGTTCACTAGCGGAACTGTACATACTGATAGGGTCACTACCATACTGGGCAGCAGCGAACAGTAGCCGGTCATCCCACGTGTTCTTGTCGTATGTAGCCATGATTACTTACCTCCAAAAAGAGAACTTGCTTTAGAGGCATATTTAGAACCGATGTCACTTGTTTGCTGGTAGTAGTCAGCGTCAATAGGAACCTGGTTAGACATACTGAGGTTACGGTCTTTCAGGTACTCACCAAGTAATGAGACACCAATGCGTGTTCTGTTTAACGCTTCTTGACCAAGTAGAGAAGAGACTCTACTGCTTGTGTATGCTTGACCCTGTGCTTTGTTAAGGAGGTCTAGTCCCTGCATAGACGCTTTGGCTTGTTGTTCACTCGCGTCATAGCTGACTACCCTCGGTTTAGATGGTGCGCCCATGGGTTATACTCCTTTAACTTTTTTGGCTTCTCGTGCTTTGGCAAGTCCTTCACGTACTTTACGCGCGTGTTGTTGTTGCTTACGAATTTCCTCCATGCGGTCTGCACGGTTAACGTAACGCTTTTCGGCGTACTCCTTCAATTCGTCAAAACTAATTTTATGTTTAATCATTGACTCGTGCAAGTCCCGTAGGTAACGGTCTCGTACAAGTTGCTCATGTCTGTTGTTCATACGGGTCTCCCTAAAATGACTACTCAGATGTAGCTACATGAAAAAGCCCCTTTCGGGGCTAGTAGTTAGTCTAAGTTTAAGACTCTGGTGTGTAGTGGGCTTTCTTTACGGTAAGTGAC